GCTGTGGCTGTGATAATTGCTTTGGGTTCCAAGAGAAAATTCCAATCTTCCCATCTTCTTTGGATGTACTCATCAGCATCCGCAACCCAAATTGTTATTTTTTCGTTCATTCCAGATTGATCGATAACAGCAGCAGGGCCGCTTCCAGAAATTCCGACAAGTTTACGAAACTTCTGACATAGGGCGAGATACGTGCTCATTTCCAACTCCTTTTATTTTCTCAAATAAAATGTTCCATACCTTTTCGACGCTGATATTGGCAGCACACATTGCTGTTCCTGTTATATCGTCTCTACAGCAAAGATCAAAGCCTCTATGTAAAATATGGCAAGGATAGCAAGGTGTTTTTTCCGGGGTAAGAATAAAAGCATTGATCCAGTTTTTTCCAATATTCATTGGGCTCGAATGCGAAAGCATCAGTATTTTTGGTATTGACAGCATTGATACAGCATTTAAAATACCTGTTTCTGGTCCGACAACAAAATCGCATCTTTCAGCGAATGCCAATGTTTTTCGGATAGACCACTCTCCGCTTTTTGTTATGACTCTCGACTCTTTTTCCCACCCGCATTCTAATACTTTGCTGAGACTGTCGCCACAGGTGACTATCTTTACATTTGGAAAAGTGCTTAAAAGACGTGCGATTATGATATCCAGATAAGGCCAAGTTTTATGTACGGACGATCCTGATAGCGCCCACATCAACACAAATGTATTTTTGCCAAGACTTTTTCGAAATCCGTTTGACCACTTTCTTTCTTCGTCCGTTGGGTAGAATCTAACTCTAGGAGGTAGTGGAACTTCGGCTATTGCATGAGTTGCCTCTAAATAATCGACGGTACCCATAACCATCCTTCTAAAATCCGGATGCCATGTAGACTCCCTTAATTCAGGGAGAGCTAAGAGAGTTCGTTCCACAGATTCGGATAACATTATGAATTTATCGAAACACTTAGATAGCCGTTCCCAATACTCTCCAAGTTTTGAGTTTTCGACTTGGCCATGTTCCTGCACAAAAATTTCATCGACATAAGGATCGTTTTTTATTATATCAAATCCTACAGTATCTGTGTTCACAGTGACGTAAAAACCCTGATCTTTTAAACCAGGAAGTATCGATGATACCTGCAACATATCACCGAATCCGCCATATCGCTGTACGCATACGGATTTGCCGGGTCTTTTGCCCCCATAATCCTGCTGTTCCCAAGATACTTCTTTGTCTAAACGCGAAACTCTCATTATAAAAGTGCCTTGATTTTATTCCGGACTTGGTTTTTGTTGCCTTTGAACTCCAAACTGAACTTATTTCTCCCAAAGTTTACTAAAGCTTCTCTACTCCATGTCATAAAACCATCCGGCAGTTCTTTTTCCGTCTTGTCTTCTTTGACAGAATCTTGCATCTTTTTTACTGCTGCGTCGATTGCCGCCTCTTTTTCCTTTTCAGCTTCTTTTTCATCTTCAATCGCTTTGTTAGCAGCGACGACAGCGTTCTTCTCTTCTTCGGATATCGGCGTTATGCGTTTACCATCAGCAGAGAATCTTATACAGTTTTGTTCATATTTGGACCCATCTCCAGGATCTCCAATAATCGTTCCGTAGTCTTTTGTTTTATCTAATCTGAGTTGAATCATATATCAAAAGTCCCTTCTTCTTGGATTCGATCTCCCGTCTTGGTGTGACACAGCTTCGCCCCATGTATTCCTTCGTTCGGAACTTCCTGGGCTATATATGCTGCCGTTTTCGTCTTTGATGTATCCAAGTTCTCTTTCTGACTTATTGACATTGTGATCTAAATCGTCAGATCTTCCCCTGGATGGATCGTATTCTTCGCATATCGGCATTGTTTTTTGTTTCATCGCTCCTCCATAAAAAGCTCGGGAGCGAAAAAGATCGCTCCCTTGGCTTTAGCAGATGGTAAAGCTCTTACCTTTTTCAGAGACTTTTTGTCTCGGTGTGGGTTCGGGCTTTTGGTTTTTCTTGTCTGACATGTTATCCATGCCGTACTTTCCAGGATCTTCACTGATAGTGGATTGTTCATTCAACCCATTATCAAGAAGTTTTTTTGAGCTGGCCATTTTACTCTCCTTGTAAAATATATATATTAAATGGTTACTACACCCAAACTCTAAATGTTAAAATAACCAAACCTTTGCCTGCCTCGGTTCCAGCATCGACTCCTACGGTGCCTTTCAAAGATATAAGACTGTCAGCGGCTATCTGAGATTCCCCCGTATGGGATATGATAGCGTCGGTATCGTCGCTCACATCAAAAAAATCTGTGTCTGCTGCGTCGTCGGGCACAGTAAGTGATGCGTATGCGTCCGGGTCCGCTATTGTCCCAACTTCTACCAACGCGGCTGTACTGTCACATGCGAATGTTTCGGTAATAGCCACGCCTACATTTACGAGGTTGCCCTGCATCCCAGGAGGGAGTCTGAAAGATACTATATCGACGGTAGCACCGTCCCCAAAATCCCACTCGGGGAAAACAAACGATTCATATTTATCGCGGTCATACATTATTTTACCTCCATATTACGCTGCGCTGTCCCACATGACGATACGCGCATTTGCTGAACTATCCATTGACGTTGTATGAACAAGGCCAAAACCAAGTAACGCATACCACGCCACACCTCGTGAAAGGCCATACTGAGTCGGGATCTTTCCACGAATTTCTTCCGGTACCGCGATTGCTTCTGCTACAGTGTCCTCCCCCATAAAAAATGCCCAATCAGATTTGGCGTTGGTCCAGGCGGTATTCGCAGTAGATCCGGCTCCTTTAGCAATATTGGTTTGTTCAACGAACCTTGTACTTTCATATCTACCGATTTCACCGTTCATTATGTGAGCAAACCCGGTTTCAACATAGAAACTTTTGCTTTCAAGATTGTCTTTGAATGTCCGATACGTTGAAGGCCATGCGAGAGAGTAATAATCATCACCCATATACGCGGGAATATTACGTTCTTTCATCTCATCGACGATAAGTTTAACATGAGAAGTTCCAAGTGCAATACTGTTTGTAACGGTTGCGGTTCCGTTTGTGGTTAATGTAATCGCAGCCGTCGCTGTTGCTGCTACACGAAGAGGAGCAGCTTTGAACTGATCATGTGCTTCAGTATCAATCGCTTTCTTCGCATCGTTTACCAATACCTTTCTTATAATTTCTTTTACGGGTTGCTCGGAAAGGTCATCAAGCTTGCCAGTGTAGGGTCGGCGTGTTATCATGGCTTTTTTAATTAAACCATTTCTCGTATTTTCACACGAGCCCAGACTATATCATCCTCTTTAGAGGTTGTGCGCTCTTGTCGCTTCATCATCCGTTCTGGATTGTATGCGTTAGTCGTTGAACCTTCTTCCTGTTCCCAGGAAGCTCGGCTGCTGATTGCCCAATCTGCGGTGTTTTTCAAACTATCACGCTCATTGTTACCAATCACGTTGTAGTAACTACAGCTCTTAGGGTGTTCCAGCAATTCACACAATTTTCTATTGATTCTATCTTGTTTTCCTGTATAGTGTACTGAACATCTAACATAAGGAGTTTTAGAATTATGGGGGTATCCAAAAAACAAAAGCCTATCAAAAAAATTTGTCAGTGCGGGTGCGATGCAAAAAAATTTGTCAGTGCGGGTGCGATGAATTTTTTAACGCATTTCCTGTGTACACCAACAAAAGAACTAAAAAATGTCCAGATGATTATGATACTCTTATAGGAACCAAAGGGGCGATCCTTTATATTCCAAAATATAAAAGAGGGCATAACCCAAGTACAGCAAAAACCCAATTTGGAAAGATTCAAGCATGGAACAAAACTCTTAAAAAAGGAGACCACCCATCTATGAAAAATATGGGATTTCAACCAGGCCACGAGCCTTTTAACGATTTTAGTCATATTCACAATCTCCAGCGTAATTGTCCGGAATATAGAAAAAAATGGTTGGAATCTAAAAAAGGTCAAACACCTTGGAACAAAGGTCTCACTAAAAATTTTTACAAAAACGGTATTAAATCCGGAAAAGATCATGGGAATTGGTGCGGAGGAGCATATGGCCCTGTATCCACAGCAGCCTATAAAGCACTCACCAAGAAAATTCTGAAGCGAGATAATTATACATGCCAAGAATGTGGCGACCATAACTACAAAGGCAGAGGGAGTAGTATAAAACTCGAAGTCCATCATGTAGTAGCTGTTTCCGAAGATCATAGTCTTGTATTCGAACCTTCCAATCTAATCACATTATGCAAAAAATGCCATATTGCGACTGATAATTATGGGGTTAAGCTTATAAATAAACGAAGAAAACTCAGTAAAAATCAAAGCCGCTAGTTTCTTAACGGAATTGCCCATTTGCTCAATGGTCAATGTGCCCTGGTCAATTGTAAAGTTTGTTTCTGGCATAACACTTGTTTCTGTCAGTGTTGTTCCCTGTGTCTCCACGTTGGAGTAAATGTTCCAATGGAACGTATCCCCCTTACCTAAACCCTGCATTGACGCATCTTTTGCATCGCAAAATTGACGGAATTTCAACGTAGGTTGTAACTTAGTTCTCATTTCAGTGGTTAGGTTATCACTGTACATATAACCACCTCTTGAGTTTACTGCCCAAATCTGTCCGGACATAATTTTTCTCCTTTAGTTTACAGGGAACGTAAATAATTAATAAGGCTGTCCCCTGCTCTTTCTCATTTGTTGAATCACAGTTAAAGTAGGTTCAGCAGACTTAGTAGTCATGCTGGATTTGGCACTTACGGTAGATGTTACGGAGTTACCCAAAACAACTTTTTTCTCTTTACGATTCGCAAGTTCGTTCTTAACATCATTCTCTTTTTTAACTTCCTTCATGCCCGATAATTTTATCAGGTCTTTTCGAACATACTTGACTGCTCTCTCTATGACATCTTCCCAAGATGCTCCAGGATCTTCTCTCATTTCAACTTTAGTGCGCTCATTGACTTCGGTTCTTAGCCCAGGTCTTTTTGCGATATCAGTATGGTTCTTCTCAAAATTTCTAACAGCAGCAAGTCTTTTTTCTTCACTGAGTGCAAGATTCACAGCTTGACTTAACTCGCCTCTATCTATTTTCTGTGTTTCGATAACCTTCCCGGTCTCAGGTTTAGACCGAATTTTTTTCAAAATCTTCGCGGTCGTCTTTTTATCCTCTTCGAAAACACTCGTTATGAGTTGATCCGCCAATGCTTCCGAATCATCGTCTTCTTCTGCCTTGATAGCTTGAGTTTTTTTGGTTATTTCCTCAAACGTCTTAATAGAATCCGAAAGTTTTATTTCTTTGGCATCTATCGCTGCTTGCCGATCAAGCAGTTCTTTTTCTTTTTTGGCTGCATCTTCCAATCTTTTATCAGCAGCTATTTGTTTTTGGTATTCTCTTATTTCCTTCTCAGTTACTTCGGACTCAATACCATCAACTTTGATTTTAACCGTTTTATCTGAAGGCTCTATTTCGATCTCTTCCTCAACAGTTGTTACTTCCTTGACAGTCTCAACTTCGAGATCATTCTGCATCTCTTCGTTGCGCCGCGCCGTGATTCGATCCATTATCTCCTCACGACTTACTTTTGTATCGATATCGAGTTCAGCGTTTACAACAGGCTCTACCTGTGTAATATCTGTATCGACAACAATTGCCGTTGTTTTATCTACGTCCTCTTGGATAGCAGTTTTAGGCATTTTTACTCCTCGTATTTAATTTTGGCTTCTTCTTCAGCTCTTTGGATAGCTCTATACAGCCATGTAATAACAAGTGCCGGAATATGTGCTGCGTATTGCAATTCTTTAATCTTATCAAGAAATTGCTCTTGGCCCCCGAAATTTTTCATTTTAAGGCTCGCAAGTTTGTCTTTAGCATCTTCAGATTCTTTGATGGCTTCATTTTGTATAAAACGTCCTAAGTCACTATTCAGAAACCGTTGACACATTTTAGATGTGTCATTGATTTTACCAACCACGTAATCATTTTTTACCCTGTCCTCAAGCTCCAGACGGTCTTGTTCTTCGAGTTCTTCTCTAAGTTCTGCTGAGTATCTGGCGTCTTCTTCATCTTGGGTTAAAAACTCCGTCATTATTCTTTTCCTTTCTTTTGAGTCCCAGCGCTTCTGCTTAGCGTTGGTTGCTCTTTGTCTTTTATCTCGGCATCTTTTCTTAAAGTATCCTCTCTTTTAAATTTTAAATCAAGCTTGTCAAGATTTAATTTTTCTATATCAATGGCTTCTTTCGCCAAAGCGATATTACCTTGTGTATCTTCGCGGTTCATTTGCAATCTTATATCAGCCGCTTTTTTGCGCTCGTCACTTAAGATTCTTTCAGCCCATATAAGTCTATCCTGCTCTATCTTAGCAACTTGGATCTTCTCATTTGATGCAATCTGCTTATCAACTTCAGATGGAGTCGGCGGGTTCTGTTGCTGGAATTGTGAAAATTCTTCATCGCTCATAAAAAATCTTGACCCATCCTCATATCCAAGGATACCAAAGATTTCTTTTGCGATCTCATTATCTTTTGCTCTTTGCATAAGTTTAGGAGCCAGTCTGCTTGCCGTCTCCATACCAAAAAGAAGCCTGGTCACTCTAGCTTGTGGATCAGTTACTCCATAGCCAACGTTTATTTCAAGATCAAGCTGTGCTCTCATAAGATTTTCAGGTAGTTTCTCTATTTTAGCTTTCTTACCAGCTGCCAATAGAATATTTTCATCTGACTCATATGCTCTTTCAAGTGCAAGAATTTGTGTGAGTACCGGTTTAATCCAAGTCTCAGCAAAAGTTCTGATGACATACTCAGTCATCATATTTGCCGGATCTTTCAGCATCCGCATGCCTCCTACGGTCTCACCAAGTTCTTTATTAGTCTGAACAGTGCTCGCGGAAAAATTACCTGATATTTCATCGAAATCAGCATTAAAAAGATTTTGTTCTTGATAACTTGATCCTGTGATATCATCTGTTTTTTGTATTTTCACATCTCGTTCCGGATCGTTCATCATCGTTATAGATCCTGAAACATTTCGTCTTAGTGATCTAAGATCTACAGTGGACCCGCGCTTCACGAAATATCTTTTATTTAGCACTTGTCGAATATTGTCGAATCGTTGATTCTGATTATCGTTCGTCGCAGCTTGTATATCTTGTCCGAGTTGTGTGACGCCTGTAGGATAATTTCTAAAAGCCTCAATAACAGTATGACCCATGGCGTATGGACGCATTCCATGAATATAAACTTCTTTGAGTGGTACAGGATCAGTGAGGAGAAATCTAGATCCAAGAGTGTAAAAAACCATGTCCCCTTTTTTTGGGATTCTGAATATATTTCTATACACCCACACAATTTTATGCTCGTCGATGTCAGTATATTGATCATCGATAGGATCTTGTCTATCAGCTTCACGCGCCTGTCTGATAGAATCAGAGTCCATAGTCTCTGATCCATAAGAAGCAATCTTCTCTTTGGAAAGTTTTTTCCATTTTGGTTGACCGGATTTAGGGTCTTTTACCTCCATCTGGTCAAGCACATCTACGATATACATGGGGATCAGCTGAATTAAATACGGACTAGAGTTTATGGGATCTGTCCAATCTGCACCAGGATCAATACGAAGATTTTCGTTTGCAATAAGATCTATACGAGGTCCGTCTTTTATAACCTCTTTTTTTGTAGTCCTTCCAGTAACTGTCTCCATCTCAGCGGTATCTGGATTGTATTCTGTTTTCGTGGTCGTCTCGATAGTTTCCACTTCTTCGTATTCCCACGGCTGATACGATATAATAGTTCCTAAAATATGAGCCGTCTGGAATGCACCGATTACAATTTTAAACCATGGGATCGTCTTCTTGAGCCTAAGATTCATCACTTCTTTCCATACTCTCGCAGATTCTACGCCTTGTGGATCTGACTCGTCGGAATGTTTGATATTTACAATATCAGATGTAGAAAAAACAGCTGTTATAAGCGCAGCTTCTTTGCTCCGTTCTGTAGCGCGTGATTTAGGCCTAAACAATCTGGAACGATGTTTAAAAGCTTCTGTTCTATATTTAGACCCACTCGGATGTCTTGAATGAAAATTACTGTAGTTTCTTTCCCACTGAGTTCTGAGATTGGAAGACATGTAATCAGTAGAAGATCCATAAGCGGTTTTAACAAGTCGCAAATAATCTATATCATTATCAGATTCAAATATCTCATCAATAGAACCAACAGCACCGTCTTCTAATACTGATTCGCTGCTATCCTTCATTAAATATCTCCATCTTATATTACATATCTGTTTAAATAACTCAGTATAAATAAGTTGTTACGTTCTGTCAATCATGCCTTCCATTTTTTCTCATTTTTGCTGTAGTACCTGCGGTCGTTTGTCCACTTTTCTGATATAGGTGTACCTGTAAAATCTCTTTTTGCGTCTTCCAGAGCTGCATTGGAGTAGGAGTATGGCATCTCAAATCTTTCGAGCAGCTCACCACCATGTTGCAAAACCCCTCTTTTATCCACTTTATCTACGCGGCACTGTATACCCCACTTATCACTCAGCGCAGTGTTGAGAATATATAAAATTCCCCCATCAACAGATGCGGTCCATGGCCATCCAGGGAACGCCAATTCGAGAAAATCCACTACCTGCTGAGCAAAAAGGAACTCATTTCCTTGTCTTATTGATGCTTGCGTTATCCCCATACTTCCTCCACATCTATATCTTTTAACATAATATTCGTAAGGCGTTGCACTGCCTGCTCTCTTTTTGATTCCAAAAAAGGGCCAGTCATATTTGTCACGCTATTGACAGCCATAAAGTATATTGGATCTACGATAATATGCATAAGTTCATGCACCATCCAGTCCATAAAGATAGTTTTCGCATCAGGTTCATTCATGTATTTTCTAATCTTCTCGCTGCTTACAGTTATTGTATAATCCAAATAGTCCTCATCAATGTGGATACCAGCGCATGTGTCGCCGCTCATCCTGTCCTCATATACAACGTCACCTGTCCACTCCTGCAGATTGAATTTTCTACAGAGTTTACCAATAACATCAGGCAATGTCCTTTTAATTATTGCCGTCGAAAGCGCCATGTAGCTCCCTTTCCTGGAATACACCAGATGGGTACTTCTTTTTGTTAGTTGGTTTTTTTATTGAGCTGCCTGGTAGGCTATCGCCTCCTTGATTGAATACATACACAATAGGCCGGGGCTCTGGTCCTGCCAATTCTTCCACACTGCTTTTCCAATTTTGGGCCATTCTTAATCTCCTTTT